GGAGGTAAAAAACGAATAACAGCATAACCATTACCGCTTTTATCTACTTCTGGTTTCCAGAAGCGATCATCGATATAACTTTTAGATTCTGAAGGAGTATCGATTTTTTCGATTTCCTTGTTGAGTTTTTGTAGGAAAGAATTTCTGTTTTTCTTGAGTTCTGATAGAGAAGCCATAATTTACCTTTCGTATATTGTCGTATTACGGTGTATGTTGTTGTATTTTATTTCGTAATAATTTACGAAATTTATTCTTATCCACCTCCAAAAAAGGAGCATATTTCAAAACTTTATTTCTAAATTGAGGCCAAACATATTTTTCCTCAATTTGCTTGTCCCAATTAGGAATAAAATTAAGAAGTATATTGAGTATAGAAAACGTTTCTATACTAACGTATTTAGCAATTGTTAATTTTAACAATAATGGATGTTGACCTTTTTCAACTTTGAACCACTGTTCAAAATTATCTTTATCTAAGATTTTGTCAATTTCATTATTAAAAATATAACTCATGCTCTGTACACGTTTATTCCAATTAGTGTAACACACTTCCGCCTGCGGGTCAAGCGCATCACCTATCCACATGTTTTCATCATCAACGAAATTTGCCACAAAAAATTTAACGATTTCATCATCTTTGAAATTTTTTGCTAATTTTACAAAAAAGAAATGATCTTTACGCTTTTTGAATGTTTCGTATGAGACCTTTCTTTTTCTATGCCTAAAGTAATCAAACTTTTCAGCATGAAAATGAGTTTTGATTGCAACATATTCTTTGTAACAATCAAATGGTTCCATTTTAATCATAATCCAGGTATTGTAGCAGTTTTTGGTAGAAAATGCAAATCTATTGCCTCTTCTCTAATTTTTTGCTTTAAGGTTCCTTGAACTAATTTTCCAACGGTTTCGGGTTCTATTTTATTTTCTTCACAGTAATGTGAAACTGCATCTAAATATGACATTTTAGTCTGTAGAACTAAATTTTCTATAATCAATGCAAATTCTTGCGGTTTTATGGTTTTTATCATTAATTATTCCTTTAAGATATTTCTTTAACTTCATCACATATACCATATTTTAAAGCTTCATTAGAAGATAACCAAACATCATGAGGCGGTAATAAAAATTTCCTAATATCATCATCACTAATTCCTGTGCATTTTTTATAATGATTTATCATTCTTTCCGTAGTTAAATCATACTCTTTTTGTACAGCAAAGAGTTCATGCTCTTTACCATAAGATCCCCAAGAATACTGATGTGATAATATGCTGGTGTTTGGTGTTAACAATCTATGATCTTTTTTTCCTGCCATAAAAATTGATAACCCAGCACTAGCAATCATTCCTAATCCAATTGTATGGATAGGAATGGATGAACCTTTCATGACATCTATCAAAGCAAAAGCTGATGTCATATCTCCACCCGGAGAATTTATACACAAAGTCAAAAATTCTGGTCTTTTAATTTTTCTAAAATTATTTTCAAGGATCCATTGAATTACACCCAAAACAGATTCTGAGTATATCTCATCAAATAGAAAATAAAATCCTTTATCTTCTAAAGACCATTTTTCTTCTTCAGTATGTCCTTCTGACGGAGCAGCGGACAAAAGTTTTTCAGCAACTAATGATGCAAAATTAGGATTCATCAACATCTCTGCTACATTTTCTTCATTCATTTTATTCCATTTCTATTAAATTGTCAATCTTTTCGAATACCATTTCGGGAGTTATATTTTTAGTGCATTCAAACATCCTTTCTGTGCCTTTATGATCAGGACACCATAGCCAATCTCCAGGATTAAACTTATGCCTATTATAGCAGCTATTACAAGTTTTGTCATTAAAAATTCTATGACATTTTGTAGAAAATTCAGATAAGGGATTACTAAAACCTGAAATTAATATCACATCTTTATTTAGAGACCATGCCAACCAAGACAATCCAGAACCTAGTCCTATAAAAAACTTCGCTTTATCAATTGTCGCTATTGTTTGATTTAGTGTTCTTTCATGTCTCGGTATAACATTCTTAGGACTTAAATTGAAATATTCGCCTTGACCGAATGATCCGTGTTTATCGACACATACAACATCATAACCTTTATTTTTTATATACTCAACAACTTTATCCCAAGCACCAGGATTATTCCAATATTTTGCTTGTGCTGTAGATTGAACGCCAATTGCCACATAAGGTTTTTCCAGTTTATTTTCTTGTTCATAAACCGTTATTTTAGATGGTTTTTCAACCCAATCATCGAAACCTAATATTCGTGCGCATAACTCTTGAAGAGATACTTCTTTACAATCGACAGGAGATAATTCGCATTTTTCAAAAAATCCAATTCTATATTGATAATCGAAATCTTTATATCCAGAATTAGGAGCCTCAAATTTAATATCAGGATATTCATTTTCAAATAATTCATTGAAAAAGGTGCTACATATCATCTTACAATTGTGTTTTTTTCTGAATTCTTCAATTGGTTGCATCCACGCTAAATTATCTCCCATTGCTGAAGAATCAATCCAAATAAAAACCTTTTTATCTTTTAAATCAGTCTCATAATAATGAACTAATTTTTCGGTTTCTTCTTCGAATATTTCTATTTTCCAAGGCACATAATAGGCCAAAGATGATGCGGCCCAACAATTCACCCCTATCACATTTTCATAATGAATCTGTCCACTTTCTTTATCTGAAAATCTAACTATAAATTTTTCATCACCGTTTCCTTTTATGTCAACTCTCGGATAAGGATTCATAGTTATATCAAAATTTGTTTTTTTGAATTCATCAAAATTAATATTTTTTAAATCATTATTGTATGTAAAAATTAATCTATCACCCATTTTAAAAGGAACATTGTTTTTTAATTCTTTGGCCTGATAATAAAATTTTTCTAATTTTAAAAATATATTATCCCAGTTCCTGCTTACCGCATAATTTCTTGCTTCATTTGATGAAGCATCTAGATTATTCAAGTGGTGCTTGATCCCATTAACAATACTATCAACAGTTCTATCGCACTGATAAAAACCAGATATTTCCATCTCATCCTGTAAAGTTCCGACTACTGGTAAACCACATGCCATTCCCTCAAGAACACCTAAGCAAGGTTGTCCTGTTTCCATAGATGCTGGATGTATTATAATATCCTGTTCTGCTAAAATTTTTCTCAAATCTTTTTTTAATACATTGCCCAATAAATTTATTTCAATATCATTTTTACAATTTTCATAAATTTCATAAAAAACTTTATTGTAATCATCGTGTATAGAATCAGCACCTATAATAGTAATAGGTAACCCTAGTTTATGTGCGGCAAGAATAGCTAAATGAAATCCTTTTCTATCATCCCCACCTCCTACACAAACTAATCTCTCTCCTTTAATTTTATCATAGTTTGGATAATAAAAATTAGTATCTACACCATGATGTAAATGATATAATTTGTCTTTTGCGTCAAAATATGAAATAAAATTCTCTATAGGTGTTAAACTTAAAATCGAATTATTAATAGTAGATTTTATTAAATTATAAGAAGGACTATATTTTTGTTGTAATCCTACCCAGGCATCATGAACAGTGTGTATATATGGAATAAATCTATTTTTCAATAAATCATTAAAATTTGCCATATGATTGTGAAAAACATCAAACTCTTCTAAATCAGTTTGTGTTATATAATCTAGATACTTTAATTGTACATTGTGACCTCTTCTTTTACCAGCATTTATATACTGACCAATAACTTCCTCAACTCCTCCATATCCTTTTGGAGGAATTTCAATTCCACAACCAGAATGTATTTGTAAAATATTTAATTCATCAAATTTCTCAAATGCTTCAACAATATTTAATTCATTATGTGATTTTTTTTCTTCAAAATCTTGTTCTTTAACTTCGATTACCTTCTTATTTTCATGTTTAGAATTTGTAACAATAGTAAATCTATTGTCTTTATTATACCACAAAAAATGATAACCCATTTCTGTCAATAAATTATTAATATTTAACAAAACATCTTCATGGGTTCTATTATTTCTCATTAAATGAGAATTATCACAAAATAACACTATTTCGCATGAATTTTTATTTTGTTCTTCAATCATATTGATAAAGAAACTTATATCATTCGGTTTAGTTTCTAAATTAATTTTAATATAAAAGTAATCAACATTTCCATAGTAATCAAAATATATTTCATGATCATAGAATAATTTTAAAATTTTATCTTGTTTTTGAGCATCATAATTAAAATTACAAAAACTGATTATTTTAGATTCATTTTCATGATTCAATAATGATGTGTATGTTGATTCTGCCGCATCATAAATATCATCAAAATATTTAATATTTCTTGGATATTCTAAAATAAATTCTTTTCTTCTTTTCCTAGCATCTATTGCTAGTTGTGCTTCACCTCTTGGATTCCAATTTCTATAATTTTCTGAATTTCCATGATCTCTTGCGAGATAGGTGGTCCTAGGAATTGTGATCCATTTACCCCTCTCTTCCAACATCAATAACCACTGACCATCATTAGATGAACATGCGTCACCATCTTCATGCACTGGAAATTGAATTCCAGGTAAATTTCTAAAAATTCTTAGATAGCCGAAAATGTTTGTTCGATTCGGCCATAGTTTTTCAAAGCCTTCCAGAAAAGAATCATTATCAGTTGTCATAAAAACATTATCTTTGAAATTACTTAAAAAGTCTTCTCTAGGATTTTTTGGAAATTCATCAAAATATTTGTTTGCATTAAAGTGCATCAAAACACTTTCAGGAAACAAATTAAAATAATAGTTAATTCTGTCTAAAGTATTCGGTAACAAAATGTCATCAGAATCTATATGACAAACAATGTCACCATTAGCATGAGTCTGCGGATTCCACCAAATTTCTTTTTTATATCTAGGAACAATTATTTTTATTCTATTATCTTTTTGACTAATTTTTTCAATAGATTGATAAGTGTTATCCGTTGAAAAATCATCAGATATCAACCATTCCCAATTATCATAATTTTGAGATAATATAGATTCTGCAGTTTCATCAATAAATTTTTCTGCATTGTAGCAAGAAGTAATTAAAGATAATTTTAATTTGTTCATCAATCACCTTTTAAAATAAATTGTAGTCGTTTTCTTTATATTATTATAAAAATCATTATCTGTCAAGTCAAATGTTTTGATCAATTCATCGTTCATGAAAATCTCAATAAATTTTCCCTTATTAAATTCAACTAAATTATATTGACCTCTCATGAAAAATGAATCTGATATTATTTTATCATCTACTTGAACTTTCATTTTCATATCAATAAAATGATTTAAATGAAAAATATAATCTTTATCCAAATCTCCAATGCACAATGCGACCCATGGTTTAGTTTCTTCAATATGCATTCTATCTTGTTCAAATTGTATTTTTTTAAGATTTGGTACAAAATTCACCAGTTCTACATTTGTATTTTTACTATCATTAAACTTTGTGAGATTTAATACGTAAGCAAAAAATTCCTCTCCAGGTAAAAATTGATATTTTAATGTTATATCTTTTTGTTTTTCTAAGCTTAGATATTTTGAAAAGCAATTATACATATAGTTCACATCACCTGACATTAATCGTGTGGTCACTTGTAATTTATTCGCACTTTGATGATCATTCTCAGTCGCCCAATAATAAAAAACACCATCAATTTTTTTAGATAATATTT